AAGTGTACTGGCATTAAGTGTACTGGCATTAAGTGTACTGGCATTAAGTGTACTGGCATTAAGTGTACTGGCATTAAGTGTACTCACATTAATCGTACTCCCAGTAAGTGTAGAATTAACCATTAAATAATTCGCAGTAATCGTAGAAGCCACCAAACTAGACACATTAATGCTCGATATAGTGATATTATTAGACGGTGCCAGTAGCCCACCAGTCGATGTTATTAAAACAGACCCACTTGAAATCGGCGCATCGTACTCGCCAAGAATAAATGTATTATTAATTGAACTATTAAGATAAGTCCTAATAATCAATGGACCACTAGATAAAGCCTTAATACCAGTGGAGCTCATCTAGAAACGACTGAGATTGAAAATTGTATCAAAAAATCTTATCGTAGACTAGTGTGCCACAAAATAGATTACTAAATATCCGGACGATTCAACAGAATGCCAGGTGGCGGAGGTTTATTACAACTTGTTGCGACAGGTAAGCAGGATTTATTCTTAACAGGCAACCCCCAAATAAGTTTTTTTAAGATGATATATCGTCGTCATACCAATTTTGCGACAGAATCCCAGCCCATGTATTTCGACGGCACCCCCAATTTTGGCCAACGTGTTACTTGCCTAATTCCCCGTCGAGGAGACCTGCTAGGAAGAGTATATTTAGATGTGACACTGCCTGCGATTCGCGATACATCCGGAAACCCACTATCATACACAAATTCAGTCGGTCACGCATTAATATCTGAGATTACATTTGAAGTGGGTGAGCAGGAAATTGACCGTCAAACGGGGGAGTGGATGGAAATCTGGACGCAGCTAACTACGCCAGCCGGTCAACGTGACGCACTAGGACAGATGATTGGCCGTGTAGACCAATATATACCACCACCGCTAACAGTAGGAACACAATCCGAAGGTCTACGACTCCTTATTCCTCTACAGTTCTATTTCTGTAATAATCCTGGTCTATATTTACCGTTAATAGCACTACAATATAGTCCCATCCGTATTAATATAACGCTAACACCGTTACAGCAATTATTCTGGATTCCCCCTCCGCCGCCACCCATAACTCAAGAATTATGGAAACCAGCATGTCAAACAAGTATTGATAATACATCACAAATTGTAAATATGATGTTATGGGGGGAATATGTCTATTTAGATGTTGAAGAACGACGCAAGTTTGTATCTGCGTCTCACGAATACATCATTGAGCAAGTACAATATACGCCCCCATATTCTATAACGCCACAACAAACAACTGCCACAATCTCCGTTGAATTTAATCATCCACTAAAAGAGTTCTTTTTCGTATGTCAAAGAGATGAAATGGTAAATCGCAATGAGTGGTTTAATTATAGTAGTTTGGCAATTAATGAGCCTGTTCCATCCTATGTACAGCCATATTTAAATCCATTTAATACTCCAGATAGACGCACCGATTTAATTGCCTCTGCGAAGCTACAATTGGACGGTTATGACCGATTCCCTGCTCGTCTACCAGCATACTTTAGAATACAACAACCATATGACCATCATACTTATACTCCGGTCTCTGACTATATTTATAACTACTCATTCGCATTAAGACCCGAAGAGGCGCAGCCTACAGGAACGATGAATGCGAGTCGGATTGACAGTATTGTATGGCAGATTCAAATGAATCCGATTTTAAGTAATCCTGTAATACCATTGTGGCAACAAAGAGGTCCGTGTCATATAGTAGTTTACGGTCATAATTACAATGTCTTCCGTGTAATCAATGGTTTTGGAGGTTTACTCTTTACTATCTAAAAAATCCATAAATCCATAAATCCATAATCTATAATAATTACTGAGTCAAATGCTATAACTAAAAAGTCACACTAGACAGTAATGGGGTTAACTATATCTCAAATTACGGCCTGGCGGGGCAGGAACAATACAACAACAAATAACACAAATACCACAAATACCACAAATAGCACAGGTAATAATACGAATTATCTATCATATGATGTCTTTCTCGGCCTATCGGTTCTCGGCGGATTTTTTGCCCTAGACCATCTATATCTTCGTTCTCCTCTAACATTTATTGCCAAACTTATCACAAACTTTTTCACGTTTGGCATGTGGTGGTTATATGACGCATCACAAGCGATATTTAATAGAGATGTTCTAAAGGTATATGGTCTAGGTGTTCCAGGCTTAGGACCAAAAGGAATTGCGGCGGGTGTGCTAGCAAGTGATGTACCAGATAAGAAACACATGTCATTTTTTGTCTATGCTCTGGCGCTATTCGCGGGCGGCATTTTTGGTCTAGATTCATTCATAGTTGGAGATAAAAAATCAGGATTCATTCGTTTAATGTGTCTAATATCATTTATAATGGCGCCAGTGGCTATTCTATGGTGGCTGTATAATACTGGTCTGTTCTTATTTAAGACAAAGGATGTGGTCAATAAATATTGGGAATATTTTGGGGCGCCGCCTCCCTCAGAGTATGGTATGTCAATTGGTGAAAAACTAGTCGCACAATTTCCATTTCTACAAACACTGTTAGGCCCCGCGATAGCAGTTAAGAGCGCGGCCGAATCAGCTATTACAACAGCTACGCAGATAGCAGAGACAGTATTTGATGACCCAATTGGGGCAGCGACAAACACAGTTAAAACAGCTGCTAAGCCTGTTATTAATGCCGCGACCACTGTAATAAGTACAGTCGCAGCACCTATTATGCCGACAATTGATAGTGGATTAGATGTGGCTAAACAGGGAATAGAATTAGGTAGAAGCGCACTGAATACTGGTTCTACTATAGCTACTAAAACATTAAATGTGGTGGATAAAACAGCCACAGCCGCAGCAGCCGCATTAGCATTGGCACCGCAGGCAGCAGCGCTATCATCTAGTTTTACACCGGCCGCCGCAGAGCAGGCATTGTCACGCCTAGGAGAGCAAATAGGCGGTAGTCAGGATAATGATATATTACCATATATGGTTATAGGAACATTAGCATTAATCGCGTTATCCAGTATAATTTTAAGTTACAGTAGAATTAGACAGAATGGACAAAATAGACAACCATATAATGATGACGCCCCTCCCGAGCCAAGAGTTTTTCGAGAGTCTAATAAAAAAGAATCCCATAAAACCACATGAACCAATTGTTATAATATTATTTTCAGCTGGATGGTGTGGACCTTGTAAACGATTAGATAAAAATCTATTAGTTGGTCTAAGTGATAAAATAAAATGGTATAAATGTGATCTAGATGAAAATGATTATACGCCAGGATACTGTGGTGTAAAATCAATTCCAGCATTTTTAGCAATTGTAAATGGAGTCCCTCAACCAGTTTTTGTATCGTCTGATACGATGAAAGTGGCGCATTGGATAAAAGGCGGATTTAGACCTTAGAGCTCATCAAGTTCTATAGTATTAGATTGCTTTTTAGCATATTTTTCATCTTTTATACTATCGCAAATATCCAAATAATCTTTGCCATAGTACGCATAAGTCATATAAGCAATCAAAGGATATATATTCCCACCGATTAAACTATTTACAACATATTTCATTATTAGTGGAGTGGTCGCGACCTGAAATACCTGTCGCATATATGGATATCTAACATACTGTTTATGACAGTCAAGTCCTTTACCAACAAACGCATAATACATTAGAACCCACGTCGATTGATGTATAATATGACGATATGAAATTCGTTTTCTATCGCGTAGTACCATATATCCCCAACACATCATTGGTAAATAGTGGGCTAAAATATCAAATAATATAAATTTAGCTACATGATTAACACCATTTTTTCGCACGAGTCTGTATTTACTATGGTCAGTGGCTCCATATTGAAATGAAATCCAGGTTGTAATAGAATTAAGAAACATGCTTTGTGTTGGGATATTAAGTAGTGGTTTCGCTAGAGATAATATCAAATTCCACGTCGTAAATTGTTGCGTATGTTTATTGTCTATCAATAATAAAACAAGAATTGTTTCATAAAGAGCATTTTTATTCATTTTCAAAAAAATATTTATAGAAAATCAATAATCAAATTTATTTACCTAACTACTAAACATCGGTCTACCACGACCTTCACGTACTTCATACACATTCCATCCCTCTGTAAAAACACGGAATTCAGAACGTCTTTGCCCCAGCAAATTATTCTTCCGTATATTCGCCAGTTCCACATATAATGTTGGTCTATCCGCAGTGGTAAAATTAATAGTACCTTCTGGCTGCCTAGACGCAGGATAGATAACACCAAAATTCGCACCAGTAGTCCATTTCATCTCACCAATTTGTAGACCACTGCCTTTTTCATCTTTCACTAATTGAGATATATTCTGCCATAGAATGGGTTCGTGAAGATTTTCACGGTCTCTGCCTGCGATGGTAAGTTTCATATTATAGTATCCTGCCCCTGCTGTCAAGGTATAGGGCTGTGTCGCTGTTACTATAGCAGTATCAAAGTAATCGTTGTTGAAATCATCCAATCGATTTTTATCGAGATTATCCTGTGTTCGAAAAAACCAGAATATTTTCTCGGTTGGATGCCGCCCATCTAGCCGTCGTGTTACTGCGGCGACGCCGCCCTTATCCAAAGGAATATAATCTAATTCACCGAATGTAAAATTATTCTCAAATTGTCGCCTGAAAGGAATCTGAATAGAACTACCACGCAGTTCTTCTTGTATGTGCGGCAAAACATATTGTTGAATGGTTGATAGTAAAATAGTAGGCGCGCCAATCCGACCAACAGGCAGCGGCTCAAAAGTCTTTAAGTTCCCTTCGCCGTCGTCATATTTAAACTGACTCACGTTCCAAGGATAAAATGCCAAATCATTTTTGGTAAGTGTAGTATCACTACAAACAACAAGGTCTTCTAAATTACGAAGTGTCGCTTTAATACGAAATTTCTGCCAGGGCATGGCGACAAGGGGGAATCCGCCGTCACCTGGACATTGTAATCCAGGCAACGGCAGTTTAACTCTGAGATGTCCAGGAGTCGCCCTTAGCTGAATACCTCGTACAATAGAGTTAGCTGGATTATTAAGCCCGCCGAGAGTTTGTTGTAGAAAGCTACTTGTATAAGAGCCTTCAGATACCTGCTTGGCTAATAGTCCATCGCCGCTCCATTCTTGAATTAAGAATTGGTCTTGGTAGACTTGTATTTTTTCAAAGAGAAAATATCCTATATAATTGACGTATCCATAAGAACGGGCGCCGTTTACACTAGTAATTGGATATAACCCATTTACTATGGAGGGGTTAAATAACTGTGTTGTATTAATCGCTGGTAGCAATGACAGTTGTGGAAGCCATGTAGGCAAATCGATTTCAAAGGCGCATTCTGTCATAATATCACCATAGGGGTCTATTTCAACTTCAAATGATTTCCCCCATGCCACTGCGTTAAGTGGTACACATGTTCTGCGTTCAGCTAATGACGCGGCGGATGAATTATAACTGGCATCATATGGAAATGTGCTATCTTTAGAGTCTTTTACAAAGTAGGTATCTTTATTACCGCGGGCAACAAGTTCAAAAAGAGCGCCCTGACCACTAGAAGCATTAATAGTAGCAGCCATCCTATATGACGACTGTAAGATTATTTTAGATTCACATTCACATTCACATTTATACCTAAATGCGAATATAGAATATAGAATATAGACACTAATATCTTACACACTAAGAAAACGACGAATAAAGCTAGTAAGAATACCTGATGTAAGGGCAATACCTAGAGCCTCGGGTAAATTGAAGCGACGGGTAAGAATCATGAGTACTGCTAGAGATGAAACGAGTGTGGTACCAAGTACAGCTAATCCTTCGCTTATTACAACATCAGGATGCTCCTTTATAGCCGCATTAGCTTTTGCTAGAATAACATGTGTTACGCCTGCCGTAAGTAGGGAGGCAAAAACCATAACAGATACAACTCCGCCCCAGTTAAGCTTGTATGTAAAGGCAGCGATATATACCGCGACAATATTTAGCACCGAAATTATAACTATTTCAAGTATAGTAGAGCTTGTTCCTTGGAGCATATTTATACTAATAGTGTATATTTTAATTAGCCTAAAATTGACAACGAAAATTTGGGATAAAAGTTATTAGAAGCCTTCGGCAAATCAAAGGTCGCCTTCGGCAAACCAAAGGTCGCCTTCGGCAAACCAAAGGTCGCCTTCGGCAAACCAAAGGTCGCCTATGGCAAACCTAGTTATTGTTGAATCTCCAGCAAAATGTCAAAAAATCCAAGACTTCCTCGGCACGGGATGGCGCGTCATCGCCTCAATGGGACATATTCGCGCATTAGAGGAAACCCTAGACGCAATTGGTCTTGATAGAGATTTCGAGGCAAAATATCAGTTTCTAAAAGATAAAGGAAAAGCAATTAAACAATTAAAAGAGGCTGCCGCCGCCGCAACCACCGTATATCTAGCATCTGATGATGATCGCGAGGGTGAAGCAATAGCATATTCGGTGTGTCTTCTACTCAAATTAAATCCCAAAACAGCTCTAAGAGCCGTATTTCACGAAATTACAAAGAAGGCCGTTCTATCCGCGATTAACGCACCCCGTCATTTAGACATGAACCGTGTAAACGCACAGCAATCACGGGCAATTCTCGATATGATGATAGGATTCACTATAAGCCCTCTTCTATGGCGATATGTGGCGCCATCACTCTCGGCGGGTCGATGCCAAACTCCCGCTCTTCGTCTCGTAGTAGAGCGCGAAGACCAAATCGTTAATTTTAAGACATCATCGTGTTGGTCTCTATCTGCGAATTGGACAACCCCCGCCCCTGCCTTTAAATTTACTTCGCATCTAAGTGATGAATTGGAGGATGAGGAATCGGCAGTAAATTATATGGAGATTATTCATCAAACCGCCGAAGGAACCATTGTCTCTAATGATGTAAAGCCCTGGACACACGCCGCACCAGACCCACTTATCACAAGTACACTTCAACAACAAGCTAGCGCACAGTTTAGTATTAATCCCAAAAATACAATGAAGATAGCGCAGCGTTTGTATGAGGCGGGCCATATTACGTATATGCGGACGGATAAGGCGGTTATATCCGAAGAAGCTAAGGCCGCGGCTATCGCATGGGTACTTGAGAATTATGGTGAAGAATTTGTTCAGCAAGAGCAAAAGGACGAAATAA